CGATCACAATGTCCTGGCTGGCGCCGTACATCTCGCGCAGGCTGCCAGTGACCGGCACCAGGTTGCTGGCGCTGTAGGCCACTACCACCGGCCTGTTGGTGGTTTCGTGGATGGTGGCTGCGGTGGCAAAGCCTTCGGCCACGAACAGGGTGCCGGGTTCGTCTATTGTGCCGATCATCCAGAACTTGCTGCCTGTTTGGCCGCCTGGGTGGTAGAGCTTGCCGCCGTCGTGCGAGATGTACTGCAGCGTGGCCAGGGTGCCGTCCTGGCCGTACAGTGGCACCACCAGGCGGCCGTCGCCGGTCACGCGCGCCCCATGCACGCCAATGCCCTTGCGCGCCAGGTAGGGGTGCTCTGGGCTGGCCGTCTGCGCCGAGGTCCAGATCGTCTCAACCGTGGCTGACGCCACCTCGTGCTTGCGCTCCAGCTCGGCATCGCGCAGCGCCTTTGCCTCTGCCATGCGCCTGGCGTGCGCCATCTCCTCGGTCGCTGTCAGTTTGCGGCCAACCTCTGCGCGCCAGGTCACCTCCACGCCTGCGCGCCAGCAGCCGAACCGGCCAGCCGGGACGCCGTCACCGAACACCAGATACCAGCCTGGCTTATCACCTCCATGACTGCCGTTGCCTTTGGTGCCGGACTTGAACCGGTGAATCTTGCCGTCGAGCAGCAGCTCGTCTGGCGGCTCCAGACCGGCCTCCAGCATGGCGTCTCTCAGTTGTGTCTCAGGTGCTTCAATTCTTTTTTCTGGTGGTGGCGACCAAGGACCGCCCAGGACGTTGGAGAGGTCAGCCATTGTTGCGCTCCTTTAGTTTGGCTTCCACAGTACGGGCAAACTCAATCCACTTGCTTCCGTAAACATTGTTCCTATCAAACAAATCAAGTATCTCTTCTGCCTCCAGACCTACCCACGGGCGCTGTGAGCAAACGTGACCGCAGCGGGGGCAGTCAACCTGCTCTGGCTGCTCCAGCGCGGTGCGGAGGGCGGTGATTGGCCCGACTACCTTCAATAAATCTGGCAACTGGAGTGACAAATACACACCCTCCAACGCCTCCAGCGCCATTTGCGCGGCTTGTCTTAAGTCAGTCATGTCCCCTCCTTGATGCCGTGGGCGGCTTCAATGGCTCTGGCAAAAGCAAACGCAATCCGTTCGTCTTGTGGGCGTAGTGTTTGGTTTGCAGCGGTGATGTACGCTGTGTAAATCTCCCCACCCGTCAGCGGCTCCTGCTCTGGCTGCTCCAGCGCGGTGCGTAGGGCGGTGATCTCATCGGCAAATCTGTCGAAGTCCTGCCGTTTTACTTGATAACGCTCCAACGCCTCCAGCGCCAGAATTGCGGCTTGTCTTAAGTCAGTCATTGACTGTTGCCTCCTGCCGTGTCAGGTAGTCCGACAACGCCTTGACCGTCTCATAGAGGGGCTTGGACTCCTCTTGCATGAACCTGTAAACCGTGGCCGGGTGCACGCCTGCGTTCTCGGCCACCCTCTTGAGATTGGCATCTTCCAGCCGTTTCTTGATTTGCTCAACAGTCATCATAAGTTGCACCTCTGAAAATATATTTGCGGGAGTGCTTGCACTATACCCGATTTTCGGTTTATGATTCGATCACACCACAAACAGATTCCCTGACAGTGGTGCAAACGCAAAGGAGAGCCAGATGGCTATCAATTTGAAATCGACCGGAGGCCTGACCGCCAATGGAGTGAAACTGTTGGTGTACGGTGCAGCGGGTGCAGGTAAGACCACGCTGGTGCAGACGCTACCCAATGTGATCGTGCTGAGTGCCGAGGGTGGCCTGCTGTCCATCCAGGACGCAGATTTGCCCTACATCGAGATCACCAATATGGATGACTTGAAGGAGGCGTTCAAATGGTGCAAGGAAAGCAAAGAGGCCGCAGGCTTTGAGTCTTTGGCACTGGACAGCATCTCGGAAGTGGCCGAGGTGGTGCTGTCGCATGAGATGAAGAAGTCCAAGGATGGCCGCGCTGCTTATGGCGAGATGAACAGCACCATGCAGGAGCTGATTCGCGCCTTTCGTGATTTGCCTGGCAAGCACGTGTTCATGTCCGCCAAGCTGGAGAAGTCCACCGACGAGATGGGCAAGATGCTCTACAACCCAGGCATGCCTGGCAAGAGCCTGACGCAGGGTCTGCCGTACTTTTTCGACGAGGTGCTGGCGCTGCGTGTCGAGCGCGATGCTGAGGGTGTAACGCAACGCGCACTGATGTGCGATTCGGACGGATTGTGGCTGGCCAAGGATCGCTCTGGCAAGCTGGACGTTTGGGAGGCGCCTGACCTGGGTGCAATTATTTCTAAGATTGGAGCACGAGCATGAGTGACCTGAAAACCCTGAGTGCCGAATGGATGCAGCACAAGGCTGCCGAGGAGCATGCGGTAGTCGAGCGCCGCAAGATCGAAGACCTGATGGTCAAACTCCTGGCCATGTCCGAAAACTTTGAGGGCACTGAGACTGCCGAGCCGCAAGGCTTTGTGGTCAAAATCTCTGGCCGCATTGACCGCAAGGTCGATGGCGACAAGGTGCAGGAGCTGGCCGCTGAGTTTGGCCTGACTGAGCACCTGGCCAAACTGTTCCGCTGGAAGCCTGAGATCAACATGGCGGTCTGGAAGGCAACAGACGAGGCCATCACGAAACCGCTGGCCGGTGCAATCACGGCCAAGCCTGGCCGCCCTTCTTTCAAAATCATCACAAAGGACTAAATCATGGCTTTCCTGAACGAAGAATTCAACGTCGACGAACTTCCCCAAGGCAATGGCAACTTTGAGCCGCTTCCTTCTGGCTGGTACACCGGTACCATTTCGCAGGCCGAGCTGAAAGCCACCAAGGCTGGCAATGGCCAGTACATCAAGCTGCGCTATGACATCACCGGGCCGACGCACCAGGGCCGGGTGGTGTTTGGCAATCTGAACATTAAGAACGCCAACCCCAAAGCTGAGGAGATCGGCCGTCAACAGCTTGGCGACATCATGCGAGCCATCGGCTTGGCCAAGGTGACCGACACCGACCAGCTCATTGGTGGGCAGATCGGCATCAAGCTGGAGGTCAAGCAAGACGCGCAGTATGGGGCCAGCAACGAGGTCAAGGGCTTCAAGTCTGTGTCCGGCAGCGCAGCGCCTGCTGCCTCGGCAACCCCTGCCACGGCCTCTGCGCCAGCTCCGGCAAAGCCTGCCAGGGCCGCACCGCCTTGGGCTAAGAAGTAAGGCAGAAAAAAAGCCCCCACCTTGTGAGTGGGGGCAATTGGCAACTACAAAGGAGAGAACCCATGAAGATTCCCGAGTCAGAGCATAACATTCAGGCGCTGATCGACCAGCACCATGAGGCGCAATCCGAGGTGCCGCGCGCGCACCTGGGGGCCAGCACGCTGGGCCATGTGTGCGATCGATGGCTGTGGTTGAGCTTTCGCTGGGCTGTGCAGCCGAGTTTCCCTGGTCGCATCCTGCGCCTGTTCCGCCGTGGCCACCAGGAGGAGGCCAACATCATCAGCGACCTGCGTGCCATTGGCATCGATGTGCGCAAGGTGTCCTCCCAGCACCGGGTGGACTTTGGCAGCCATGTCTCTGGCTCACTGGATGCCATCATCGACAAAGGCGTTCCTGGAGCGCCCAAGTCAAAGCACATTGCCGAGTTCAAAACCGCATCAAAAAAGGCATTTGATGACCTGGAGAAGAATGGCGTGGAGAAGTCCAAGCCTGAGCATTTTGTCCAGATGCAGGTCTACATGCAAGGCACCGGCATTGATCGTGCGCTGTACTTGACCGTCTGCAAGGATGACGATCGCATCCACACCGAGCGCGTGAAGCTGGACAAGGACGTGGCAGGCAAGGCCATTGCCCGAGGCCAGCGCATTGCCCTGACCGACCGCATGCCTGAGCCGATCAGCTCGGACGCGAGCTGGTACCAGTGCAAATTCTGCGATGCGCACGAGTTCTGTCACAAAAGCAAGACAACCAAGCATGTCAACTGCCGCACGTGCGCAATGGCCACGCCACTGTCGGACAGCACCTGGCACTGCGCCAAGTGGGACGACATCATTCCCTTGGATACCCAGCGCAGCGGCTGCGAAGCGCATGTCCTGCACCCTGACCTGGTGCCCTGGAAGCGCAAGGATGGGCCGGACGAGTTCACTGCGGTGTACGAGGTCAATGGCGTGAACATTGCCAATGGCGACCCTGAGCAAGAAGGCGTCTGGGGAAGTAGGGAGCTGCTGGCCAACGCGACCGCCTGCACCAGTGGCGACCCGCTGATTGCTGAGATGCGCAAAGACTTTGGCGCGAGGGTTGTGGGATGACCACATTGCGTGAATA